GAGATAAGCTCCTTAGTTGGAATACCAGTAATACGACTATCGTAACGATTACCAACGTGTGATTCAGAAAGTTCAAATGTGTAGTGTACAACATTCTTACCGGCAGCCAAAGCACCATAGCCAAAGTTGACTAACATAAAACTCTTACCACCACCTGTTGGTGCCATCACAACACCCAACTCACCAGCAGCTAAACCACCATCTAAAATGTTCTCTTGGTCTAACAACGGAAAACCAGTAGGTATACTCTTCCTTGTGTGAACTTGACGGCGTGATTCAAAACTATCAAAGAAGTCTTGACCTAAATCTTGTTCGGTGTTTATCTTCAAACTATTCTCAATGGTGCTTTGTATTTCTTCATAACGACCTTCCTTGAGAAGATCAACAGACTTTAGGATAGCCTGTTTCATACTCATGTTCTTACAAAACTCTATTGACTTATCTTTGGCGTATTCTATCTCTTGACGATTGACTCTTGTCTGAATATCAAGTAACACTTCAATAGTGTCTTCTTTCAATGCTCCATCAGGCATTGTTGAGATTTCCACCTTTACTGTTTCGTATGATGGTGGAGTGTTATACTTGTTGAATAACTTTCTTATCTCTGTCCATAGTGTTTTGTGAGCGTCACTAGTGAAGTAATCATCCTTCAATGTTTCAAACGACTTCTCAAAGAAAACACGGTCAGTTATAAGACCTTGCAATACACAGTTCTGAAAACCAATTCCAAAAGACTCAAATGTATCAGTATTGTTAGACACCTAAATATCTCCTTAGTTTTTCAAGATGGAAAATGATGCTACCCAATTGTCCAAGTTTGACGGACTCACGTTTTCGTTCAATAGGTTAATACGAAACTTGTAAGAATTAAACTTGGGTGTATCTCTTTTGTAAGATTTATCTATAGCGTCAATAGAGGTCATAGAGATTTCTAACTCTTGTAACTGAACAACACTATAGTTCAACTTAATCAACTTTTCATTCTCAACGTACTTTTGATACTTCTTTTCACTACGACCTTTTGCCCAATCTATAAAATCACCTGCGTCATAACTTTTGTCATTGTCCCACAGAAGATGTATTTGATTACGGGCTGTTTTCTCACCGATACCCTTAACACCTTGTATGTTGTCACTCTTGTCGCCAACAACAGCCTTGAGTAAGGCATAGTTTGGTGGGTGAATGTTTTCTTTTTGATGCATCCACTCTAAGTCAATGAACTCACCTTTTTTGTTGGTCTTTGTTTTTACTGGTCTAAACACACTAGTGTTCTCATCTACTAGTTGTAGGTAGTCTCTATCTGTACTAACAATAATCTTCTTACGATCTCTGATAGTGTTCTTACACATATAAGCAATAACATCATCAGCCTCTAAGTATTGAACAGCTACTTGTTTCAACGGTAGAAACTCCATAGCTTCTTTTAGGGCGCCAAGTTGTCTCGCAAACGCTTCCTTCTCTGTCTCGTCTGATGTCTCAAACCCCCTTCTCATCCCAACCATTTTACGACCACGTTTGTAGTCCTCTAACTTCTTTCTTCGTTTCTGAGAGGAGCCAGCACCTTCCCAAGCGATTATACACTCACTTGGTGAAAACTTGTTGATGTAACTTTGAAGTGCATTTAGACTTCCATAAAAACCACCTACGTGTTCACCATCATCATTGGTCAATGGTATTGATGAAAAACAACGACAATATAGATTGAGTAAATCAATCATTAATACAGGCTTGTCGGACACTTGTTGCTCCTTATAATAGGGTAAAGTTAAAACCATTAGATGTAGTGTAGTAGCACTTTTTGACACCGTAGTCTTTCATTATCTTATAACAAGACTTACATGGGTGTGCTGGTTTGAGTAAACCGTTTCTATCCTCACGGTAGACATACATTGTTGACCCTTGCAGATTGTCCTCATATCGGTAGGGGTTTACCTTTAGGAGCACATCTAACTCAGCATGGATACTGTGTGCGAAAAAGTCATAATGTTTTCTAAGCATAGGGTGACTTTTATCTTTATTACACCCTACGAAAGTCTTACCATTTTTAAGAATTAAAACTGTACCAAACCTAGTATGATGCATACTTTTCAAGCACTCATTACGAGCAATACGAAACCATTTATGTTTCGTAACTTCTTGTACTGCACTATTCATTTTAACCTTTGGTAGAATAAATATAAACTAGAATTTTTTGGAAAAATGACTATCAATCAAAAAAATTTAAAATCATTTTTAGGAATCTTTTTTGAAGATATTTTTTATGGAAAGTATGAAGAACCAGATGATTGTCCACTGCCACCAAACTATGGTAGGGGCCCCAATGGGTGCTATGCCGACATTCCATAGATAAGCAAATATCCATGAAATGCCGACAACCAAAGCACCAAAGCCTACAAAAATTGATAAACAAGCGATTAGAATAAACAAAACACCTTTATTAGAAGATGTTGCCTTTTCAGTAATCTGTTCTTTCAATTCTTCTGTTGTAAGCCTTGCGACCATTAGATTTCTTCTTCTGGTTGTAAATCTTCGGTGGTTATTTCTTCTTCTCTCTTGTCGGGGTCTTGTTCAATAACAAGAGACTTCTTCACAAGAGCTTTACAATAAGTATGAGCTTCACTACTTTCTGTTTTACGAACCCACTCCACAAACTTACGGTTTTGGAACTCGTATACTTCGCCCGTATCCTTATTGGTAATAGATGATTTTTGTTGTGAAATCTTTTCAGCGTGACCAGCTTTCAGAAGAATGTCTAACCAACTTTCTTCATCTATCAAACCTCTTGTAAAGTACATCTTCAATTCTGCTTCACGGTGTGGAGGCCCCATCCTGTTCTTGATGAGTTTTGGTTTGATACCGACACCAATAACATCCTTACCAGCTTTGACCTTACCACCACTATACAACTTCATACGAACTGAAGAAAAGAATGGAATAGCCTTACCGCCTGGCGTTGTTGTATCGTCACCAAAGAATACACCAATCTTTTGTCTCACTTGATTTAGAAACACAAGAGCAACTCTTTGTTGACCAATAAAACGAATAGACTTTCTAAGACCTTGACCGATCATACGAGCGTGCATTCCAATCGTAGATTCACCGTATTCGTTTTGTAACTCAACATCAGTAGATGTGCCAGCTACACTATCCCACACTATACAACATAGTTTGTCGGGTTCGTTTTCTCTAATCTTACGAATAATATCTTCAATAGCTTGAAATACTTTTTCTACCGACTCTACTTGTATGTAAACAAGTGAACCTTCTGGATAAGGTTTCAAACCAAGTAAGTTTAGGAAATCTTCATTACAAGCATTCTCTGTATCAATCAATACAGGAACACCACCTTTGTCTTGACAATCTTTAAGAATCAAATACGACAATAAGGATTTGCCTGTAGCCGCCTCACCAGATATTTCGGTGAGGCGACCAACAGGTATGCCCCCATCGGCATTTTCATCATTAGAGATGATTGTGTCTAATACTGTAGAACCAGTGGATAGCCACTCCTTTACTTCGGGTGGACTATCACCCTTACCAAGAATGTAGGCTACATCACCAAGTTTCTTGTTAAGACTCTCTACAAGTATTTCATTTAGAACTGAATCTTTCTGTACAGAAGACTCGGTTGCTTTTATTTTCTTTCTGGCCATTACTTAAAGTCAATGTCCTTATCTTTACCACCAAGCAAACCATCAAAGGCAGCATCAATCTTTTTACTGGTCTTATCTTCTTCAGCAGCAACGGTAGTGGTTGAACCATTACCAAAGTCACGGGTAGAACCAGCAGATGAATCAGAATCATCAGCGTTAGGATTGATGTGCTTGTCAAGAGCAATCTTCATCTCTTCAGCAGGGCTATAGTCAAAGAGAGTATCAACAGGTGTAACACTATCAATGATGGTTTCAATCTCACTCTTTGAACCAGCCAAAGGCGTTGGCTTAAGAGCGGTAGTGATAGTAGTAGGCATCAGCCAACCATTAAAGCCAGGCTCAACTGTAACCATCAAGTCCAAACCTTCAGATGCATCAGTGATATCAACATCTTGACGTAGACCACTACGAACGTGATTAAGAACTTCCTTGTAAGTAGTACGAGGTGAAATACTCCACCAACGAATACCCTTATCTTCTTGACCACGAACCACGATAGGAACATAGACACGAAGTGTGGGAGCCATTGTCTTAAACATCTCCTTGAATGACTCATCACCAGTTTTGGTAAACTCATTCCAACAAGTAGTAGCGAAATCACAAATAGGGTCAGGCTCACCCTTCATCTTATTGGGGCACAAGAAAGTCCGTCCACCAATACGAAAATGAAACCACAACTCTCTGAAGGGCATCTCCAAATCTTCCTTGTAGGGAGTAATACGAATCTGATGTTCTCCCTCTTCAAGTTTAACCAAAGCATCTTGGTTTTGATTAGAGCCACCTTTGTTATCAAGGCGATCCAAAGCGTTGTTGATCTTGTCCAAACTAATAGGCATTATAGTCTCCTATATGAAAAAGTGATGGGGTTTGTCTATCATCATAATAAACTATACACATAATATAAACAACTATTTCTACTTTGTCAAGCAGTTTTTTTCTTCAAAACAATCACACGATTCACCACATGATTGAAACGGTTTATTTCTGAACTTAGATAATAATATAAGTAATAAGGTGGGTATTGTCAAGCATAAAATGCATGCTATAACAAGTTTTATTTCAACACCAACCAATGTTATCATCCTCTTCGCTCTTTTCCTCTTTTTTGCTAAAAAAAGAAATAGCAAAAAAGAGCAAAGGTGATAATAAAAAGATTAGTATTTTAGTTTTGGAAAATGGTTTCTTCCCAAATTTCAGATGTTTTAGGATAGATTTGATGTAGGACGTGCTTAACCGCTTTGGCATATTCTCTTATCTCCCATTGAGAATCGGTCTTATCTCTTAACTCAACAAAATTCATTAGTGCTTGAAATGATGCTGTCCAGATAACTTCTGTGTACTGTGACAACGGTAACATAACTCTTGCTTGTTCTTTTGCTACTCCAAGTTTTAGTAACTCTTCATAATTATGTTTTATTAGTTTTATCGCAGTTTCGTATCTTTCATGGGCTTCTTCTTGTAACGGGATTTCACCCACGCTCGCCTGCTTAGAGTCTGGTGACTGCTGTCGCCAGATTTCGGGAAAATAATATTCCTCAACTGGCACATAACGTCCACTAATTTCATTCCAAGCATGATCTTTTGTCGAGTGTGATGATGACGTTTCAATTCCAACTACGTGTTTATACGCCTGTCTCATAACAAACTCTGGCGCTTTTATGTGTAGTTGAACTATAAGATGTCTAAACGGTGAGAAGTGTTTATGTTTAGCAAGATACTTAACGAGTTTTTCATCTGATTTTTCATATACTTCTTTTCTCTTTCCAAAGGATACACGAGCAGAATTTACTACTGTTAGGTCTGTGCCACAAAAATCTAACAACTCTACGAAACCTTTGTCAAGAACCTTTGGTTTAATTGAAAACTTACCTTTCATTTGATAAATCTTCCTCTAACTCGTCAAATACATCGGGGTCATTGTAATCTAATTTCTTAATTGAATTTCTTGTATTGTTTCTTCTTATTTTACGTTGATTCTTTTTTACTCCGCGATTGGGCTTAACTACTTCACTCGCATCTTTTCTGCGATTTGTCCGAGCCATTTCTTTCCTTTCTAAAATTTAGTCATACCTAATATTTGGTTTATGGGTGCAAACAATCCTGTCAACTTATAAGTGTTTCCCTTATAGTCAAAAACGATTCCCTCACTAGGAACAATTTTATTAAAACCGCCAGCCTTCTTAAATCTCTGTATTTGTCTTTTTAGCTGCTTGAGTTTGGTGATATCACCCCCTTTACGTAGATCGGAAATAGTGCTTCCCAAATCTTTCTTCATGTCTTTGACACCCTTTGTAGGTGATACAGCGATAAAATTTTTGGCGTTTTCTAAAACTTCGGCTCCTAGTGAGAGAAATACATTTTCAAAAGGTGCTACATTTTTCTGAAACAATCCTTTTGAATCAACCTTGTCAAGTTTACTTGCAAAGTTATAAATCTTCTCATCTTTTAGGTTAGCCTTACTAAGAGCAAAACTCTTATCACCTTCAGCAAATCTTTTCACTAGTTTTACTTTCAAGTCTCTACTTAGTTTCACTCTACTCTTACGTGCTTCTTTCTCAACCATTTGTAGCCAAAATTTTCTATGGTATTGTAATAAGTTATCACTGTTTCCTAAACCATATTTTTTCTGTAATGCAGAAATTCTTTTGATGTACTTGTCTGCATTCTTTGAGAAATCTTTTGACTTTGGTAATTCAACTGCCTGTGGGCCTCTAATCTCAAACGTGTCTTGTTTGTTTTGGTTAATTTGTTTTATCATACCAGCAAGTTCTTTACCTTCCTTAGATGAAGAACCAATCTTACTACCATTAGCATCAAACTCATTGACACCGTGAAATTGTAGTAAGTCCATATTATAAGGTATTACATTTCTTGTTGGCTGATAAATGATTTCTATGTTCATCCATTTATGACCGTTGTCAAATATACGACTTCTTTGTTTCTCTGTCAAGGAAGAAATCGCTTTTTCCAAATCAACCATAGATGAAACAAATGCCTTTTCTAATTCACCTCTACCAGCAAACATCTTCTTCATACCTGCAAGAGTCAAACCATTCTCACCAAAGTTCTTACTCTGTGTCTTGTTTCTTGCAGCAACTAGTTGACCATTATGCCATGTTATGTTTAGATTTTGACCGTCTGTTTTCTCACTTACCTTTTCTATTTCCATACCACCAGTAAGTAAAGCACGTATCATCTTCTTCATTTCAGCAAAGGTCATGTCAATGTTTTCCCACGGATGCGCCATGTGACCACTGGCACCACCTTCTTGTAGTACGTGTTTTAGTTTCATTTATTTTCTCTATGCCTGTATGTCTAAATTGTCGCCGAGATTATTTGAGTGTTTTAGTTTTTTTGGTTTTCTTTTACAAAGACAAACTGAACACACACCATAACGTGCTAAATTTTTCACCGTGTTTCCACACTCAGTGCATCTTGTCTTTTGTTTGGGTGGTATGTATTCAACATAATAGTTTGTATTTTTTACTGGCTTTATAAGCATACTACGCTAACTTGTTTAAGAGCATCTTCTCTATAGATGGATTGTTGAAACCTGTAATCTGTTTAAAAATATCTTTTCGTTCTTTTGGTGATAGGTCTTTATTACTAAGGGCTTGACGTATGGCAGTGCCTGACATTTCTTGACCATTGACCTTCAAAGATACGTGTGGGACAATGTAGATGTATCCACGGTCTTTATATGATGAAAGATCCATACCCTTCTTATACTTATCAAAATACTTACCAGAAACTAATCTATCACCGTCCTTAGCACCGACAGCCCATAGTACAGCAGTATCGTCTGGCAACTTAGATGTAATCTCATCTGACCTGTAAGGATTTTTTACTTTGACAATTTGTTTTGCGGGTATACCGTAAGCACTAATGACCTTCTTTTTCTCATTGAAGTTTAATGGACTTTTGTCACCAGTTTTATCACTGGTAGCAACAAAGACGTTGGCTTTACCAAACTTACTTACTAAATGTTTGTACGCTTGGAAGTGATGACTTCCCATTGGCTGGAATCTGCCAGGATAGATAACAACTGTTCTTTGTCCTTTTATTGCTTCTTTTAGTTTCATTTTGAAATTTCTCAAGCTAGTTTTTATGAAATGCTATATCTATAAATATCTGTCACATAACAATAAAAACTCATTAGCCCTATGTGTAGTAGTGTGAAAATTCAAAGCGTGTTCATAACCTTTTCTTGCTATCTCTTCTGACTTATCTGGATTACCAACATAGTAACAAGATTTTTCTATCAACTCATCGGTATCAGAATATGAGATAAAATGTTCATCATCAATAAATGGGTTGTTCCACTCATAAGGTTTTATGGTCTGATACATAACGAGGCAACCGTTAGCAATACTTTCCCAAAACCTACCCGTCTGTCTTGCGGCAAAAGCACCGTATCCATCAACACTTATTCTTGACCCAAGTAGTTTTCCAAAATAACCACTGAAGTGACGATCACCTGTATCAACACTAGTAAGTGCTTCACCTTCTCTATACTCACCAATAAAAACAGTATCGTCTTTATCAAAGGTATCTTTGAGTGATTCTATAATATCAAAACGCCAAGGTCTTTTATCACAGGCTGACATGATACAAACAAGGTCATCTATTTTATTTGACCATATTTCTTGATGTGATTTATTTTTGTGAGCAAAGTATCTATCTTCTATACCAAAAAGAAAAGGGTGTACGTTGGATTCTGCTGAACCCATAAACTCTCTTTTGAGATAGAGTTTATAGTCTGATGGTTTTGCTTCGTATTCATGGTTATCTGAACCATCTAAGAATACATCAGCTGATACAGCGTTGACCAATGGTGACAGTACCTCTTTATACTTTTGTTCTAAGGCAGAATGTGCTAAAACAACAACATCTGTTTTTTCAGCAACCTTGATAGCAGTCTCTACATTAAAAACTTGATTCCTAACATAGTTATGGTTGGTGTTGGAAAAAACTTTTATATTGTTTTTTTGTAGTCCTTCCACTAGTGTAGCTACACAATGACAATAGTGGTAAGGACTTATAACAAAAACGCTTTTCATCTGTTGGCTTTTCTACTCTCTCTGGCCATCTTTAGACGAATCTTTCTTGTCTTTCTCCAACGTCTTGTGTATGGAAACTTGGTCTTTGGACGAGGTGAACCACCTAATACTTTTTCACCTTGTTCTCTTTCTTTGCCTTCTTGTTCATCAAAGGCGTCCATCAATTGTCTTTCTAAACTACCGATACTATTCATTTATTTTCCTATCTATTTAATCAGACCACTTACCGTGATTTATAAGATGCCAACATCTGTGTTTAACAACTTCACAAAGAAGAGAAATTATAGTTGGTGCTTCGTAGTAACCTTCTTTTACTATTAGCTTCATTACTTGTTCCTTCCTTCCATTATCATTTGATAAAGATGTTCATAT